CCAACGGTCTAAACGATAAGCTTTTGACAACGCAAGGACTTGCAATTAAAGAAGTCTTTCCGTCATTAACTCCTAACTTCAATATTCTCGCTTGCTTTACGCCAGCCGGATAAACACTCAACTCAATGCCCTCAAGCTCAAAGACCGAGGCCGCAGACCAGATGTAATGTCTGATCTACGGCCTCTTGTCGTTGGGGAGTGAGATCCCTGTACCATTGGGGGTCGGACAATAATTAGCTCAGGTTGTTGTTCTGGAGGTAGACAACAGTTACCACAGCCGATCCATCACTTGCAGCAGTTCCGGTCTGATTGTAAGTAACCACAACATTTGTTCCAGAAGAGCCGACATCTTTGAGATTCACAATCTGGGAAACATCAGAAGTCGCTCTGACCTGAGCCTGCGTCCCAACAGCAAGAGCATCGGCAAACTGATCTGACGTGGAGCCATCGCCAATATCAAAGGTATTGGTAGTTCCAGCATTAAAGGCAGTATCCACATTGACATAGATATCAAGAATCTGAGAATTTTCAGGGATAGTCGCAACAGTTGTAGTCGTGCCATTAGCAGCAAAACCAACAACTGCGCTTTGGGCCATCAGAGCAAAGCCAACATTGGCAACATCACTACCAACAGTCGTGCCCGTCGTATCCTTGATCGATCCAGCCTTGATCGGCCCACTAAAAGTCGTCGTACCCATTTGAATCACCTCGTTGCACGCAACTTGCCTACCAGTCCGCGTGCTGTCTTTTTAAGTCTGGTAGGTCTGGTTTACCATTTAACCTTGTCTGCCCAATACGCAGCAGACATCTTGCCCTTGGCAATGTTCTTGCCATGTCGGGCTTTGAAGGACTTACGCTTTGCCTTCATTCTGTCCGACTCACCCTTCTTGGGCTTGCCAGCAGTCTTCGCACCCTTCTCACCGAAACGGATCAGCTTGACCTTCTCGCCTTCTTTAGCGAGAACAGCATGACTCTTTTTCGGGTGGTTGGGAGTTCTCTTCGGTTTGTTGTAACCGGAAAATGTTTCACTACCGCGCTTGATAGCCATACCTAAGCCTTACCCTTACGGTACTTTGCAGTCTTTTTGGCAATACTTTTCGGCTGCTTAGAAAACTGCTTGCCCTTTTTGGTATCTTCGCGCTTCTTTCTAGAAGTCGCATCGTAATTTTTTTTCGTCAAAGCTTTCCTGGCTTTCTCCGGAAGATATCTTTCTCCGGTAGCCTTCTTACCCTGAGTGCTGGGCTTGCCGGACTTTGTTCCCCAATCTTCTTTAGACCATTTCGACAAAGACTTTTGAGCCTTAGTCTTTCCGCCCTTGAAGCCACCGCCAGCTTCTTTGTATTTTTCATTGGCAATCTGAGCTTTTCGACCAGACCACTGACCAGCCGCACCACCTTTCGTGCCTGCTTTAACTTGAGCAACTATTCTTTTTCTGAGAGCGGGTTTTGTGTAAGCCAAAAAAATCTCCCAAAAGGGTGGGGAGAGGAGGAATCTGCCCGATTGACCTCCCCTCCCCCTACGGGAACTTCCCGCAGATCCCTAATTACGCACCCGGCGAACCGTAGATCCCGAGCGGGTCCGAAACGCCGAAGCTGTACCGCTCGCGGCACTTGTATCGGACGTTACCCGTATCGAAATCACCGTCCATCGACGTCTGCATCGGGGTTCGCGTAAAGCCCTTCATGCCGTTCGGCACGTCGGTAATCACGAACCAAGCATCACCCTCAGAATCCGTCAGGTAATGGTTGATGCGGTAACCCTCCGGAATTGCACCGTTGGTGCGGAGGGCGTTGATGTCATTATCCGCCGTGCTGGGTCGAAGCTCCGTATCAAGGATACGGGTAGCAACGAACTGAAGCTCCGAGGGGATAATGAGACGCACGGGGCGAGCCGCAATCTTGAGGCCACGCTGGTCCGTGTACTTGCCGATATCAATGACAGCCTGCTCAAGCGAGGTCTCATTGAGGTCGGAAGCCGTCGCGGGTCGGTTGCTGTTCTTCGTTCCGCTAACAACCGGATGACCATCGCCACCCGATACGCCATCATTAACAGACGTAAACAGGTTAACCCCGTCACCGGACTGGTAAGCGTTCGTAAACCCGTTGTTTAACGGGAACGCAGCCTTGACCTGCTTCGTGTTCGCCGCAGCGCGAGCGAGAGCCTTGGTGTAGCGAGCCGAGAGCGAATCATAAAGATTGTCCTCGATCGCCTCCTCCGTAATGGAGAAGCCAAGAGCGATCGTCTCATGGTTGTAGCGAGCCGTGAAAGTCTCCTGCGCCGTATCGTAAGCGATAGCGGAGCCCTCAGACTTCACCGGAGCAGAACCAAACCCCGAAAGCTGGACTTCCTCCTCGAACGCTCTGTCCGAGGTCTCCATCTCATAGATATCTTCATGCTCGTTGTCATACGAGCCGTACTCCATACCGAAAAGAGCGTTCAGCCCCGGCAGGAGTTCCTTCATCATTTGCGCTCTAGAAATAGCCATGATTAGTTACTCCTTTCCTAGACGCCAGCACCAAGCCAGAAGCTCGTGCCGGGATCAATCTGAACGATTGCGGTAGAAAACGTCGTGGCGGCGGGCTGAGTTAAATAATTAACACCGTCGTCATTCGTGAGTGCAACAACGCGAAGCTGGCCGGTGGCAGCGGGAGTAGAACCACTATCTAAGTTCATACCACTTAAACCGAGCGTAGTGTCTCCAGTGTTGTACTCAACATCATAAGAGATGCCGATTGCGGACATATCCAGGGTCGTATCGGCATCACCGTTTGCAATAGCAATCTTGTAAAGCTGAAAAGGATTCACATTTACAAAAGCCATCGTATCGTCACGAGAAATAGTGTCAGTATACTTATTACTGAACACTCTTTCTCCATCAGAATTAGTGTATTCGCACCCCACGAACACACCGACAATCGCCACGTCCGCAGCAGCCGTACTCGGCTCAACGTAACCCGCAGCGTTCATCTTCATCAGATCCCCCTGGAGCATGTCCGTTGCGTCGCCGTTTAAAATCTTAAACGACCGCACAACCGATTCTCCGGAGAGGACATTGCTATCGACCCGAAGGCCTCCATGCGTAGCCATTTTAGCTTCTCCTAAAAATCAAGCGGCGACTTGTAGGAGAACATCTCCTAAGAGCCGTCGCCAAACTTGACGCGAGTGCTTCTGTCCGGAGGGAGCAGAGGCATTCTCGCATCATTATCTCTCATCATGTTGTTATCAACGGCTTGCATCTGGCCCTCTGCCTGCTGCCTATTGTATTCACGCTTCTGCTCCATAAGAGCAGTTTCGTTTTTACAAAGCATTAAGCCACCAATCACAGCAGCACCATCAAATCGATTATCGATATCAGGGATCAGCTTTAACTCAGGATGGTCTTCCAACCTGACAGGCTCCCAGCCTTCCCGATACTTTCGGGAGACATTCGTGTTATCAGACTCTCCACGCATGGAAACTCTGATCCAACGATATTCCCATCCGTCCTGCGGATCGGGAACAGGAAGCACAGTGGGGGGCGTCCAAGAAGCCGGGCGAGAGAACGTCTCTCTAGTGTCATGTTCTCTCTTAGCGCGAGGATCCTGTTCCTCATTGGCGGTATCGCCTCTAGCCATTTTGATTCTCCAACTTTAAGAGTTGTTTGGCGTAACTTTCAGGAGAAATACCCAGACGCTTTGCGAGGGCGACCTGGGTCTTCGTTAGCTGAACTTTGCGCGGTTTTGCACCAGATGATCGCTTTGCAGGTGCTACCACCGTCGAAGGCTTTCGGCGGTTCTCATCGGAACGAAGAGCCGGATCGTCAGAGATTTCTACATCCTGACTATCACCACCGAACTTTTCAGGGAACCTTTCCCTGATTCTGTTATCGATCGCCTGATAATAATCATCAGACTTTGTATCGACACCCTGGGTAACTAGATCCTCATGAACGGCTAAAGCGACAGCCGTCATTTCCTTATCAGATCTAAACCAAGGATTTTCTCTCGCCCACCTAGCGGCCTTGGGATCAGGCTGCGCCTGCCTCGGCTGATACTCAGGAACCTTTTCTGGTTCCGGAGCAGGAATGTATTCCTGAGCTTTTTGCGAATCGTAGGCAGCTCTAGCTAAAAGCTCTTGGGCACCTACGATCGAATCAGGATCACCTTCCTCATGGGCTCTCTTCAATTGAAGCTTTGCTGCCTCTAATTCCTTCTCGGTCCTGTTCTTGACTTCATCGACGAGAACCTGCTCTCCTCGATTTACCAATTCACGAAGCTTCTGATTTTCCTTTTGGATCTTTTGAGCGTAGGAAATTGCTTCGTCTCGCATTCGAGAAGAAGCTTCCTTAGCTCTTCGCTCCTCATGAAAGTCATACTTAAGCTTCTTGATGCGCTTCTGAACATTGTTGCTGACACTGGACAGCTCTTCTTCATGTTCTTCTGCGGATCTAGACTCGGGAGGAATTCTCCCCCTGTCCTCTTCCGGGGTGTCATCGACGATATCGACTTCAAGACCCGGTTCGTCCAGAACTTCATCATCCTTGGGTGCGTCACTCATGGGCGACGAGACGATCTGCTCCGTACTCATATTACCTTCACAACCCCTCTGGGATCTTCAACAACGGCTTCCACCGTGTCATCATTGATTAATCGGAACTCTTGCTCCCCTACGCGAAACCTTGTGCCTGAATAAGAGCGCATCATGATAAAATCACCGCGATGGCACCAGTTTCCTGTAGGGAACTTCTTGGGATCCTTGTAAGCAAGATCTCCCAACTGAAGAACCAATCCAATAATCGTACCTACCTCCTCGACTCGCATTGCTTCATCGGGCTTGTAGATACCACCTTCGGTCACTCGATCTGCTCTAGGCACAGCAATCAGAATCTTCCAGCCTGTTGGCTTTGGTAACTGATCTCCGGCTTTGTTCAGAATCTCGTGATAATCCTCTAACTCCTCTGACGACTCAGTGTCGGGCATTGTTTTCCTTGCAGCTTTCGCTGGTTGCATCCTCACTTAAGGGGGAGGAAGAACCCTTCGCGTCCTTTTGGACGTTAACTGTCTACCTCAGCGGCGCGTTCGATTAGATCGAGGAACTCTCGCTCTGCGGTGGCGATGCCCTCAATAAATCCAACACGAAATCTATAATCAGCAAAATCGTTAGCGCAACCTGTGGCTAAGTCATCTGCTTTATCATTTAAAGTTTCCCGAAGCTTGGCTAGAAAAACCTCGCTTAAAGAAGCTGCCATTAATCCTCCGTGGACTCTCTAACGATCTGATTTCCAAGCTTTATTCCCTCTAAAAGCTTTTCAGCTTCTATCTCATCTTCTTGGACATCGATCTTTCGATTCTCGATCACGGTCTCAGCGCCGATTTCCATGCCCTTGAGCATCTCGGCAGACTCCATCTTCTCTCTCTCAACATCAGCCCTGAGTGCTGCCTTCTTGAGATCCGCTGCAATTCGAGCAGCATCGCTCTGCATCTTGGCCTGAACCTTCGCCTCATCAATGTCAAGCTGTCGGTTCTGCTGCTGGACGACGGGATCCTTCATCTTCTCCATCTGTTCCTTCAACTGCATTTCTGCCACATCACGACCAAGGAGGCGGCTACCAGCTTCAGCAACGAGCGAAGAAATTCTAACCTCAACGTCTCTCGGGAGGGGTTCGCCATAGGGCGGAAGCTCCACGCCCATTTCCTTTTCGATCTCTCTTCGATATTTGAAGCCAAGATGCTCAATCACATGAGCAGCAAGCGAAGCTTCAATCTGCCCAGCCTTGGGAGAGTTCTGAACGATCTCCTGCATCTTCGGGTCCTGGGCGGCGTCAAGATGAACTTGGATATGAGCATCATGATCCTGCCAAGCGAATGCTCTAACGGGATCAGTCTTTAGGATATTCATGTTTTCAGAGACAGGATCAATCGGCTTCACATCCTCATCGGTCGGAACGATGTCTTCCGCATCCTGAATTCCCAGAACATCAAGCATCTGACGGTGAAGTTCCGAGAGGTTGTAAAGCTGCGGAGCAGTAGAAGCCAACTGTAATGCTGCCTGATACTGCATAATGCGCTGGGCCATCGTGGAGGAGTTGGGATCACTGACGGGGATCACGTCCATGCGACCGTTGAAGTCGTCGGTCTTCATGACATCGCCGCCATCGACCTCCCACTCATAATCCTCAGGCATGTAATCCCGCACGATGCCGGAAAGAATCTTGAACTCCTTTTTCATGGAGTAGTGGATTCTGGCCTGAATCGCGTTCATCACCTTCATGGATCTTTCAATGATTGCCAGCGTGGTTCCCACAGGAGCCTGCTGGTTCATATCGGAGATCTTCATATCGGTGATGGAAGCAAACCTTCTACCTTCCTCTACGATGTTCTGGAGAAGCTGGTAGAGAACATTCGAGGGCTCCTTGTACGGAAGGAACGTGATGTTGTCTCTGATCGCACCACCCGGAACATCAACGTCCCTAAACTCTCCCGGCATGATCGGTGAGTCGTCACCCTTGATTCTAAGACCTCTAGCCTTGAGCCCGCCGGGGAGGTTCGCAAGCGTTCCAGAGTCAACAAGCTGGCGCAGCAGCGAAGTGGCCGACTTGGCAATGCCTCCGATAAGATGGATCAGGCCAAAGCCATAAAAGCCCATGCCCGGAAGGTATTCGTAATGAACGAAATGATTCCTTCTCATCTTGTTGGGATCACTCTCCATCCAGTTTCTTCGGATGGAAAGGATCTCAGAATTGGTGGCATCGACCGTGATGACATAGGGAAGGGCAACGCCCGTGGGATCCCCATCCTTCATGTCCTCAAAGCCTTCGAGATCCCAGTCGAGGTGCATCTCGTAAAGGAGGTGCCGGTCACCTGCCTCGTAAGACGGCGAGTCCCCAGTTAGATCGTCGTACTCTTCCTGAATGTCCGAGTTGTCCACGCTGCCAGCGGAAAGCTCCGTGTCTCTGTAGAAACCAGAGACCTGAAGCTTTCTCACTTCATTGGCAGTCTTCTTCATCACATGGGTAACGCGCTCCGCCATCTCCAGGGAGGGCGATCCATAAGCAACAAGAAGATCTTCTGCGGGGATAAACATGGAACAAGGTCGATCCATAGTGGGATCCCAATAAACCTTGCGGAAAGCCGAACCGGCAAGCGCGAGATTGAAAAGCATCTTCTCTGTTTCAGAGCGATACTCAGGCATCTCCTCAGTAATCAAGTAGTTCATATACTCCTTGACTCTGTACGCCTGCTTTTCCTTTTCATCAGTCATCTTCCCAAACATCTTGACCTTTACAGGGCCGTCGTTGGGAAAGATCTCGGTAATTGTCTGCGCCTGGAATCTGACAACTGCTTCTGCAAGAACTGGATGCTGAACACCACAAGCTCCCGGCCACGGCGTAGAACGGTCCTCAATCTTCATTCCAAGCTGCTTGAGACCTTCGATATAGGTCTCTTCCCAGTCCTTTCTGGAATCGACATCAGATCTAGCCAAACCAATCAACTCAGAAGCAAGTCTGCCAAGCTCTCTGTCATCCATGAACTCTGCGAGATTCGCATCGAAGTCCATAGCCATGTCCATCGAAGCATCAGGATTGAAATCAATCAGCATCCCACCATCTTCCGTCTCAACAATAACGGAATCAGGATTGTTGATTTCAATCGAGATTTCCTCTTCCGCTGCTTCCTGCATCGGGAGAAGGGGAGTATTCGGATCTAATGCAGATTCGATTGCCATAGTTACCTAGTAAGGCGAGTACGCCTGCTTTGGTTCATAAACAAGATCTTCATCTGTCTGGATAGGGATGAAGCCACCTTGTCTAAATCTAAGAATTGCTTGTGTCGATGAATCAACGAGGTCATCGTGGGCAGATGCCCCAGGGAATCCAGCAAACTGTTCAATAACTTCTTCTGCGAACCATGTGTTCGGAGCCCATATAACTCCGGATGCGAATAGATCGGAAACAGAATTAACTCTTGCAATCTTGTCTCTGCCTCTAGACGGCACATATTCACTGACTGGTATCCCCATCTGTCGAAGCTCGAATATAAGCGGGGATCCTGCTGCCTTTGCCTCAACGATACAGGCATCTGGTTGCCAACTCTGATAATGATCGAACGCGGTCTGCTTTAACTCAGGAAACTCCATTCTTTCCTGAAACGCATTTAGAAGAATCAGATTCGGACGAAGCTTCCCGTCATGGTTGTCATCGCTGTAGAAAACTCCCCAAGTTGTGCAGGCAGAGTAATCTGCTCTTTCTGACTTGAGGAACGCTGTATCCCATGACTGGATGACAAATTCACACTGAGGAGGATCTTGCCCCTCCCAAGTTCTCCACCACTCTCTCTTTATAATCGCCGCCTCATCTGCTGTGGGATCCTGCTGATACTGAGCAGACCACTTCGATGCAGGAAGTTCAGATCTAACCTTTTCTAATTCATCTTGAGACCAGAACTCAGGCCACAGCGGATTTCCAGAAGGAAGGATTGCTGGAAACTCAATCACCTTCCACTCGTCTGTGCCCTGTCTCTCCGCCGAGTTTCTAAGTAGCTGGCCGGTTAGATCTCTCTGGGACCACCGAGTCGCTACCTGAATGATCCGTCCACCAGGCTGCAATCTCTGTCGAGGGCCTGAGGTGTACCACTCGTACACCTTGTCAAATACTCCCGCGTCCCCCATCTGGGCTTCCTGCTCCGAGTGGGGGTCATCGATGATCAGAAGGTCTGCACCCTTTCCTGTGACAGCGCCACCAACACCGATTGCGAAGTATTCCCCGCCGTGACTTGTTGCCCATCTGCCTGCTGCCTTGGAGTCAGATCTCAGGGCTACACCCGGAAAGATCTTTTTGAATTCATCTGTATCGAAAAGGTTTCTCACCTTTCGACCAAACCCAACTGCAAGTTCCGCAGTATGAGCAGTCTGAATTACTTTCTTTTCAGGAAAGTTCCCAAGGAACCAAGCCGGGAGAAGGTAGGAAGCAAACTCAGACTTTGTGTGCCGGGGGGCCATGTTGATGATCAATCTCTTCTCATCTTCCATGACCACTTCTTGAAACGCTTCACCCATGATTCTGTGATGAGAGCCTTCAATAAATGCAGGCCAAACCACAGATACAAAGTCCATGAAGTTTTCTCTAGCCTTCTTGTACTTCTGGATCTCCTCTAGCTTGTTAACGATGTCGAGGACTTCTTGCTTGTCCTCATCACTGAGCTTGTGTAGATGCG